TAGTTTCGCCAGTCTTCAAATTTTTTACGGGGTATGTTGGCATGTTAATAAGATTTTATTTTGGGATTGTGGTGAAGTATATATGCTGCTCCAATAGCGGTTCCTCCATCGAAAGCGATTGGGTCAACATAGAAATTCAAATCAGGAAATTCCTTCAATAGTTTATAGTTTACCACAACATTGAGAAAACATCCACCTGTCAGCACAATATTATTACATTTCTCTGATGCTATCTTGACCAACTCAACTGCTCTGTCCTCCCAATCCTTTTGTACAGTTGCAGCAGCGTTCTCCATGTTCGATGACATGTAATGCCCTTCAACATAATGACCATAGGGAGCAAGACCCATGACTTTACCTGCTTCTTGTCTTCCCCAATTACATTTCTCTGATACTAGATCAAACTGTAGACCTGAACCAATATCATTCTCCGTATTATATCTCTTATGCAATCTCTTCCAATGAAATCTTCTTCCTCTTTTGACATGTAATATGGTTTCACACTCATCACCTTCATCATAATTAGAACCACTTGAGTCAACCACAATGACTGCTGCTTCATCAAACTCAGAGTTATAAAAACCACATGCAGCATGAGTTAGATGATGTCTGTCTCTAAAATCATGTAACTCAGCATTAGGAAACTTTCTTTTGAGTGTAGATATATTCTTTGAGTTTATAAGTCTCTTCGTTTTATTATGAATCCAACAGGCATCACTTATAGCAATTTGATCTACATCTTTTACCAAGTTGAATAGTTTTGTGCAATTATAATCTCTTTTCTTTCTCGTAAGTCTTTCTGCTTCTAAGTATAGTTCTATCTCACCATCATTGAGTAGACATATAGAACCATTGTTAGATAAATTTACTCCTAAAATTCTCATATCAATCTCCTAGTGATGAACTCTTATACATTCGTCTTGCTTCTGGGAACCAGAGTACATGAATATCAGATTGCTTCCATGTATCTATGGCATCTTGTGGAGACTCTACAAGAGGTTGACCGGCGAGATTGAATGAAGTATTCAACACCATAGGAACCTTAGTGTACTTGTAGAACTCTTCTATGACTTCGTAAAGATGAGGTATATCTTTCTCTACTGTTTGAACTCTACATGTATCATCGATATGAACAACTCCGGGTATCAAATCTTTCTTATCTTGTCTTGCCTGCACCGCATATGACATTGTAGGGGATCTATTCAGTCCAGACATATCAAACCATTCCTCTGCATGTTCTTTCAATACAGCAGCAGCAAAGGGTCGGAAATGCTCTCTTTTCTTGACCTTGTTTATAGTTTCTTTTGTACAGTTATCTCTTGGGTCATATAATATACTCCTATTTCCTAGTGCTCTAGGACCTGCTTCTGATCTACCATTGTAGACTGCTATAATTTCATCTTGCATGATGAAGGTGGCAATCTCTTGTGGTGTTACTCTCTGTGCTTCTTGATCATTATAAATGAAACTCAGATCATGAGTTGGTCCTAGAAATAAATTTACCATTCAAGTGCTTCAGATACAACAGGGAATTGTTCTTTGAATACATCCTTACATGACTCAGCAATCTCCATGTGCTCCTTCTGAGTGCCATGTGCTGAACGTAAGTTGATATAATGTATCCAAGATCTTACTGATCCTGTCATATATATCCGAGTTGGAGTACACAATGGTAGAACCATTCTTGCACATTCTTTTGCTACTCCTTCATCTATCATTTGTCTGTATAGACTTTCAGCAGAACTAAAGAGAGTGATCATCTGACGGTTGAGTTTGTCAACAACTTTTTCATCTAGATCATCTATACTGTTCTGCCTATTCTTTACGTCCTGTCTTCTAAGTTCTGGTAGTTGTATCTCTCCGAGTTCATGACTCTGTGCATATCTTTGAGAGAACTCTTGGAATGTGAAACTACGGTGTCGTAGAATTTGTGCTGCGATAGCACGAGTAGTTTCAATCTCAAGTGTCATGTGTGCTTGCTCAAACACAGACCAATGCTGATGCTTGATGCAATACTTCAACAGTCCAGAAAAATTTTCGTTGTCCTGATTGTTTGGGTTAGATACTCTGGCAACAAATGCCATGTTCTTTTCAGCATCAGGAGTTACTGTTATGATTTGTACTTTCATTTTTTTGCAATGACTTGACAGACTTCTTCATCTTTAGTTCTTTCTTCGCCTCCTTCAGTGAATTTTTCATGTAGAATACTTCCTTCTTGGAGTATAGATGTTCGTGTTTGAGTGCTGCCTTGATTAGTTTTACTGTTTGTTTGAGTGTATTCATATATTATATTGGATTGAAAAAGGGGTGTCAAGCACCCCCAAGAAAAAAATATTTAGTTGTGGTTACAAAGCGTATGCAAATCTAGGTAGATAGACAACGCTTGAAAATACGAGTGCTAAAAAACAGAGTTGGTAGAATAACCTTGTCATATATGGGTAGAAATACTTATATTATTATATAGGTATTTATACCTTTTAGCAACTATTTTGCAACCTTGAGTCCACGATACATTAGTTCGTGTCTCTGACGCTTTGCTGCTTCTGCAAGCACTTTAGCGTTGTATTCTTTTGAGTCGTACTCGACTCCTCTGTAAGTGACTTTTGCCATTGTGTTACTCCTTAGTAGTAGGGTTTTTTAGTCCCCGTTCCTTCGGTCAACTTTTGCGTCCCGAATGGGATGAACGATCCGTTCCGAGTCTTGACTTACTTGCGTCCAATCTGCCATGGTTCACACTGTTCGTCTGGTACTTTTGTTCTCAAGTAATCTATAAGATATTCATGAGCATCCGAACTGAGTTCTTTATCACTAAGTATCTCAATCCTTACCTCGTTCCAATCATCACATGAAATTTCCCAATGAGAATAATCATGATCAGCGAGGAGTAGTACTAGCAGTGCAATACCTTGCATGTATTGGATGAACGTACTGGTATCATAACATACCAAATATATTTATGCAAGTGATCCCTCACAAACTTGTAACAATATGTTACCCTTTTCTCCTTTTCTTGGGGGGTGGTGTAGAAGGATCTACCCATCTTTTAGGATCGACTAGACCTCCTGCTTGAGTCATGTTGACAAACTTACTACTCTTATCATAATAGTAATCAAATATGTCAACTGACTTATCACCTATAGCAATATCAAAGAAGTGTTCTTCTCCTTCTTTATATTCTATGAGGTATGCATTGTATGGAAGTTTGGGATCGTCTGCTATCTTCTTGTCACACTTCTCGTGAAGCACTTTGACCATTACTTATCTCTCCAATGGATCTCATCGAATACTTCTTCTACCAATGCTCTGGTGATTCTGTATTTTGATTGTAATTTCTTATCTTTTACTAACATGATTAGTTCTGCTTCAGACTCATGTAGACTTTCAAGTAATTGAATGAACATGGTCTCTCTTTTCATCTGTGATAGAGAATCGTTGCCACCCCTTATGTAATTGTATAAGGTTCTCCACTCATGGACTAAACGTGTATGTCCTCCTGAGTTGATGGGTGCTTCATTCTTTTTGTAAGGTACCTCTCCTTCTGGTATAGCACTTTTGATTTCTTTATCGAAGTTCCAAATCAATAGTGCTTTCACATCATCACGTTTGTATTGTGATAGAAGGTCTGCCTTTCCCTTCTTATCTTTCTTACCATGAACTGCTTTGAACAGTTCAGATACCAAAGGATTGTCAGGTAGTTTTGCCATAATTAATCTTCAAGTTCAGTTGATTCGTCCCCTTCGATACGGAATGAAATGATTTCGTCAGGAACTAATTGTCCATTTTCATCAAACATCTCTGGGTGATATGTGTATGCTTGATGGTTGTTGTCTTGTATATAGGTGCGTAGAATATACCCTACAAGAAACCCTACAGTAAGGGTGAGAATGCCTGTGAATACACCGATTGTTATGAGTGCTGCTTCCATGTGTTTTCTCCTAGTAAGGTTTTCAATAGGGAGACTGGTATGTCTCCTCATCAAGAGTTCTACACCCTTATTTATTTCTCCTAGATCAATTTCTTTTCTTGGAGATGTCTCAATGTTTCCTTGCATCCACCTATGTGTACGTTGTCAAGTTGAACTTGTGGAAAGGTAGCACCCTCCTCAAATTCTTCGTAGAACTGGTGACGAGTAAAGTCTCTGTCCAGTTTGTATTCTAAGTATTCTATTTTAGTGGCAGCAAAGAGTTGTCTGACTCTTTCACACCACTGACAGTTGTCTTTCGACCAAAGTACTGCTTTCATAAAATTTTGTTTACATTGCCTGCAACCACCATCCTTTCAGATGTAGTTGTGATTGGATCTACACCGTGCATTGCCCATGCAGGGAAGAATACCAGTGTACCAGATCTTTGCTCCTTTGGGTAGACTTTGGTGTCTCCTATCTGGAAATACAAACAATCTTGATCTTCTGGTACGTCCACAAAATGAATCCAAGAACACACAGTATTACTTGTTAGAAAGTGATTGTGTGGTGCATTCATAGATCCCTTCTCTTTGAGATAGATCTGTGCCCAAATATGATTATAAGATAAAATCATTTTTGGCAAGGATAATCCTTGATCTTTTAGACACTTGGCAAGGAACTTGGAATACATGCCGACAAGTCTTCTGTCGTCCTCTTTACCAGTGGCAGAATGTACTGCATCACCCTTACTCTTTCTCCTTTGAGAAAGGTAATGTGTGTGATACCCAGTATAATAATTACCCTTTAGATACTTATCTGTCTTATAAGTTTCTAAAAGATATTTTTTGTCATTCTCTGATATTTGATACTCATAAGATTGAAAAATCATATTCCCTGATCTTTGTACCTCTCAAAGAACTCTTTCATACTGGACTGATTCTGACCTTCATTAGGTTTGGGATCGAGTTTATCGTAACCCTTGATCCTCTTCCAATCAGAATGCATTGCACCTAGTAACCATGCCTGTGCCAAACTATGAGGTCCGTCTTCTAATAGTTTGAGTTTCATTTTATTACTTACGTAACCTTTGTACTCTTCTCTCCAATTGGAATCATCGTAAGGTTTAGTCATGATTTTAGTAACATGTATATGAGACCGGGGACTATGATAAAAAATTGTGGAAGGAAGTTCATAACAATTGCCCTTTCTCTCCACCTTATGCCTACGTATGTCCATCCGGTTGCTCCCACTAATTGTAGCATACTATTCCATGGTGTCAATCCTAATACGTGAAAGACCATGGCAGTCAATATGACTGTGGCACTAAACCACTTGACTGTTCTAACGCTCAATGATTCTCTCCTTCATCTCAGGAGTCCAGTGTTCATAGTAAGTAGTCCCCTGCAATTTATCTCTTGCTTCCTCTAAAGGTTTTCTTTCTTGTACAATTAGTAATATAAGTTCTCCTTGATTGACCACAAACCCACCTACATCTTCTACAAGATCAGGATGTTCTTCTAGGAATAGGTAGTCAGGGTATAACTTATTGTAGTTCTTTGCTATCTGTGACAAGAACTCTGGTGAAGTGTATGGATCCATGACATAGATTGTAACTTCTTTCTCCCACTTATCATATCTAAAACTTGTAAAGTCTTTCCACATCTTGACTTCTACATTACCTTCTATCCATGCCTTCTTAGCATAAGGACATGGAGGTAAGTCACCAAATTTATTATGAGGTTCACTCAGTGTATTGAGTACCCACTCTTCGATTTTTTCTTTAGGAGTCACAGTCAAGATGATAAGATTTGTACCAATTATACCATTTATTTACTTGTTTTTTTGCTTCCATGTGCAGTGGGTCCATCGCCCACCCCATCACATCTTTCTTAGTTTTCCATTTACTTATTGTTATCTCAATACCTTCAACCACATCACTATCAATACCAATGAATCCATCTAATGTTTTTGCACTGGCATACAGATCATCATTATACTTTTCGTACTCAGGAGTCAACTCCTTTATACTACCTACAAATACTACTCTATACATCGCCGAAGAAATCTTTTTGCTCTCCCTCCCTTGCGATGTCAGAGGTGATGCAATGCAATCCTCCATCCCAGAAATACCTATGTCTAAAGTTTAGAACATGTGGTGTAACACCATGTCTTTCAAATGCATCGAATGCTATCTTATTATAACCATTACATATTACATTGTGTTCATCTATAACAAGCATGTTTACATCAAAGACAGTCTCTTCAACATAAGTTACCCAGTCATTCATCCATGTGTTTACATATTCATAGAAAGCATCATTTTGTTCTTCTCCGGGAACCCAGTACCTACCCTTAGTTTTTTCTTTTGCTTTGAGGAATGACTCCATCTTACCCCAACTCTCACCCTCAAGATATACAACTTCCCAATCAGGAAATGTCTCTGCATATGTTTCACCTACTCGTAGACTGAGTATCAATCCGGGTTTCACTGGTGTGAATGCACCATCAACATGACCGGGTAGATTTACTGGTCTAATTCTATGATCAGGGAATAGTCTCTTCCACTTCTTCATATAAACATCTTCTTTCAACTTAGCAATTATATTATTATAACCAAAGAATAGATCCTTACCTACTCTTGTTGTTGTAGCAGAATTGATATACTCATCATAAACAATAGGAGTTCCTTCTTCTTGTAGAAACTTCTCTAGTGTTTCATAAGCATAATTGTTTTTATTATTAGCATACTTTGTGTTTGACCCTATAGTATTAGTGTGTGCCTGCATTATTAACTCTTTCAAATCTGCAACATCAATATGCTCTAGGAATGCTTTGATGTTTCCTTTCTTGATATACTTGATAGTATTCATCATCATGTGCTGAGTTGCCGGAGACACTGGTCTTCCGGGGTAAGTCAAGTCATACACATATGCTAATAGTTCCTTGTGAAAATCAGATGCATTTCTCATCTGTGATGCACTACTTCCAAATATATTTTTGAGTTCCTGTTCTACATCAATATCATCACCATAATTTTTACTAGGCATGAAGAATTTATTACCTATCATCGCAGTATGATCTCTCGGTGTCAATGGAGGAGCATACATTCTTCCTGTTACTGTACCCTCAAAAGTTCCCTGTGCAAAGTAATCCTCTGGATTATCAGATACGTCTGTTCTTATTACCTTTACACCAAAACCCTCAAGCATACTACAGAGTTTTAATAAATCCTCTTCTGTCTCTTCTGCTATCCTATGAAAAACATCTCTTACTCTACCGTCTTTTATATAATCAAAAAAGTGTGGAGGAAAACCTCTACCCACACAACATACTTTTAGAGGATCCCAAGTCTGATGTACTGATAACATTATATACCTCTTATTTCTCTTAGTTCTGCAAAATCTTTCTTCTTAGTTCCACCATCATATGCCCATGCATATCCTTCTTCAATCATCTGTTCGTTGAGTGATAAATTATCATCGCCAATGTACAACCAACCAAGAAGCCTACCATACTTACCCATGCCACCTTTGAGTTCGGTTCTAATAGTAAGTTCGTCGTCTCCATCTATTGCCCCCTCAAGTTTCTCTTTAATCCAGTTAGTTGCATCGATACCCAATGCTTTTTCTTCGAGGTCACGAGTCCTTTTTTCCGGAGTATCAACTCCTGCAACTCTAACTCTTTCTTTCTTGTATAAGTCAAACCCAAGATCAATGGTGACATCAATAGTATCCCCGTCAACAACACGGTTAATCTCCGTTACTCTAAAGTTATAGCAGGACTTCCTGCTAGGTGGTGTCATTGCTCCCATAACAATTTTTTCTTTTATTTAGTACGTCTTCTACGACAACATGGTTTGTATCTGAATGATGACAAACCAGTCATTTTACACAGTAAATCTAATACCTTTTCTTTATCATCTGGTTTGAATAGAGTGTAATCACCTTGTCTTGTATCCCACCACTTACCACCATATCCTGCATCAGTAAAATTGTTTAGGAATGTGATAGCATCATCATATCTAAAATTCATTTTCAATGCTTGCAATGCTGTAGAATATGCCATCTGATCTCTGACACCACCCTTCTCATACCATGTCCACCACATCTCATTGAACTCTCTACGATTCTTTCTCCATAAGATAGTGCATAGTGGTGAAAAGAATCTTTTGAAATCAAAACCTAGATCAACAAGTAATGCTGTGTAATTCATAATCTGATTCTTACTCCACCATCCATTGTTATAGTATTCCATCATCTCATTTAGATAAGAATGTTTATGTGGATGCTGTAAACAAAACATCTTATCATCATAGGTAGATAATATTTCCTGACTTATCTTGAAGAAAGGTTCTTTGAGTAAATGTAATTTAGTGGCATCAACATACACACTTTCATTGAAAGGACAGTTGATTTTATAAAATCTTGATGACTTTATTGGATTACCACAATCTTTTCCGGGCATCACCTTCCATGGTCCCACTGCTTCTGCTTCACCAAAGCAATAGTATTCATGACCATCGGGCATTTCCTTTGGTAATTTACAATAATTATTTGTAATGCATGTGTATATTATCACTGTACACTTCTAAGAAAATCGTGATTATGTTTTACATATATCTTTGACATACCTACATACGATCTCATAGCATTGAGAAACTCATGTCTAATTCTCCACTGATCTTTTGCTCCTCTTTGAGGATGCTTACCCCTACGTCCTACCTTATTATGATATCCTAATGCAACACCACAATCATTTCTATTCTCTATTATATCAGGATTCAAATCATTGAGTTGTAATGCAGCATCAAATGAAATCTGATCTCTGTTGACACCTACATCAAAGTAATGCCACCATGAATCTCCAAACTTGACTGTATCATCATTGATAGTTCTGTATATTATAGTTCCTAATGGACTTCTATACTGTCTGAAATTATATCCATCTTCAAATAATATTCTTGTGAGTTCTACACCTTCATTGAAACCAAAGAAAGAACACTCAAATCCCTCTAGCATTTCATCATAGTAAGAAAACCTATTAGGATGTCTTAGTATGGTGAATGGGAATCTCTTCTTTGCTAGTTCGACAAACTCTTTTGTCATCACATAGCATGCATCTATCCACACTGTGTCCTCACCTTCATCAAAATATTTGTGTGGATTTATCTTAGGATATGCTGACAGTCTTCTTGGGCAATCAATGTCTTCATTAAGTTTTATGAACTCCCATGGTCCCTGTGGTACCGCACTTCCGTCATGAAACATTACATACCGGACGTCAGGATCGTAGTAATGATCTGGTATTACATCATAACCATTCGTGATGCAAGAATATATTATCATAATGCTGCCTTCAGAATTCTCCTTATATTGTGCATAAAATTTCTCTCGTCATTATTAGTTATGAAATCATATGACTCTTTCCAGTGCTTTAATCTAGTAGACTTATCTAAATCTACCTGTGGAGGAACTCTAGGTAATCTCTCCTGATATATCATCCACTCTGCTAGTGCACTTGTCAACTGACAACCATGATATAATTCATAGTCAAGATACCAGTGCCAGTATTGTTCATTCCAATCTATAACATGTGGTGTATAGTTTCTCCATATAACACAATTGATTGTGTGATCAAAGAATGACATCGGCATTTTTGTTGCAGCAACTTGCCTACAGAACTTATATAATCTTTCTTCTGGAACAAATCCACATCTGTATAATTTCATTACCTCCTGTAAGAATGTTCTCTTTGCAGGATGATGCATCAATGTAATTTCATTTGTATCTAAAAACTCTTTTGAATTTTTTACAAACTGTTCTGTCATTGTATAACAACCATCTATCCACACATGAGGTTCACTGAACAACCAATGTGACATAGTTCTAAGTTGATATGCATTTAGTACAGGACTATCATACTTCTCTATGACTGGACACTTCTGTACACTTTCTAATTTTATAAACTCCCATGGACCTTTTTGTTCTATCTCTTTATCATAGAACATATAATATTTCACACTTGGATCATAATAGTGATCCGGTATTATATCATAAGCATTGATATTGGTGGTGAATATTATCATCCATTTAATTTTTCTGGTTGTGGTGGCACAACTCCTCGCTGCTCTTGAATGATTCTAGTGGTTACATTTCCGGGTTCTCTTAGAAACCATCCAGTAGCGATGTACTTTGGTATGTCACCTGTCAAGAATGAACCACGATGCATGTGAGTATAAGTTGCAGGCCAAAAAACTATTGTTCCTGTTGTTGGTTGGAATGAACATTTCTGATGTAGGAAATCAGTTGCACCACCGTTCTCTACTGGTATATCATTTAGATAAATCATCCATGTCAATACTCTGTCTCTGTATACAAATGAACCATCTTCACAATGCCAGATATGATATCCTCCTCCTGCTTGAGTTTTCTGTAGTTTACAAGTCCATGATGATACAGGATCAGCAGAGTCTATGATACCTTTATATTCATTTGCATAATGTTCAAACCCTGCACCAACTACCTCTGTACATTGTGATGCTAAAGTTGTATCTGCTACTTCAAGAAATAATTGCTCGTCTTTTCTACCCATAGCACCTTTAGAAAACTGTTTACTACCATCGTTTGTTGCTTGATGCTCAAAATGTCCACCCATAATTCCTTTCTTGACATACTTGAGGTCATTGAAGTATTCAAAAGATTCAATTAATATATCACAATATTGTTTTGACATAAAGTTTTCAATGACACCGATACCATCATTGAATTTCATCGTATGCTCTACACCCGGTGTCAAAAGTTCAATATGTTGAGGTGCTACAGGTTGTTGTGCCGGTGTGTTGGGTAAATCAGTCATTATGTTTGTTGTTGTTGGTAAACAGAAGGTGGAATACGACCAACGTATTCATCTAATTCCATGAGTTGTTGGAGTTGAATATCTTGACCACTTGATGACCAAAATTCTTCTAATCCTTTCTTACTATCTTTGTGAAAGATGTCAATGTGTTCTTCATGTATTGCAGAACCCATATCAAGTCTATAGTTTAGTATTGGAAGAGCATAACCCTTACCACTATCTAAAATCAAATCTTCAGACACTGCTCTAGGTCTGATGTTCTGATCTATCTTCCATAGATCACCTCTTTGATGACATTTTAGCACTTTTTCAGCATGATGTCTAGTTATAAGATAACATGCAGCAGAGAAATCATTGATGAATCTATGATGTAACTTTAGATGTATACCATTAGGATTTATAATTGTAAATTGACAGGTATCAGTATTGATTGGTAGGTTTTTTCTTATTTCTCTCCATGTAAATGTCCAGTGTTTTACTGGTGACAAATCAATGTCATCCTCCATGATGATTACCTCATCATGTATGGTTTCATTTACAAAATAATTGAGTGCACTCAAGTGAGTAAGAACACATCCTATCTCACCAGAATTCATATTGTCAGGAACTCTTCCTTTTAGATATGAAGATGGATCATCTTCTTTACCATCTATACCTACTATACGAGTGTGATCTTTGATACCCCAATACTCAAGATGTTCAACCATATATTTCTGCCTATCGACATAGCGATCAAGGTTCAACCATAATACTGGTGGGAAACCATCTAACTTTGATTTACTTTTGTTCTTGTCCACGTCTCACCTTCATATAATCAATGTTTTCATAATATTTTATCAATGCTTTCTTACCATAGAACTTCAACTTCTCCCACTCTTTTCGATTGTCCTCTATATGTGGGTTTGTGAACCATGAATTCTGTGTTCTTGAATGCTCAAGATGGTATATGTAATCATTGATTCTTATAACATTAGAACAAGTATTGAATCTATGGAATCTTTCATCATCTTCATACCCATATGATATGAAATTTTCATTCTCCATACCTAGTCTAATGTATTCTTCTCTATCAAAAAACTGAGCGAAACCAAACTTAGCATCATGCTGTTTCAACTTACCATCAAAAGCATGAAAATTAAAATTAGAATTTATAAAGTTACTGACTGTCTCATCATCAGCAAAGACTCGTAATTGAAAATCACCATACCCATAAGGATACACACACTCTACATCTTGTGGTTTAGTTCCCTCTGGTGCATCGGGTGCGAGATATCCATTCTTCAAGAATGTATTTGCAAAGAAGTGAGTTTGTGCAGGTAAAATAATATCAGAATCATGATTACAGACAAAGGGTGTCTCTGCCATCATCACCATGTCATTTATTAGTCTTGTTCTATGAAATATAAACTCATCAGTTTGTTCAAATACATGAGTTATCTTTGACAACTCTTCTTCACTACATGCTATCTTCAATTGTGGCAATACAGCACTTTCATATATCGATTCTTTATCAAACTCCTTAATTATAATCGGTGCATCAATATTCTTTAGCAAATAACAAACAGTGGTTATTATATTTCTCATCCTATCAGCACTTTCAATCCTCAATGGGATTAGGTATGTGCAGACAGGTAAATCAATCTTACTAAAGTCCTCATTCATCTTTAGATCATTACCTATTTGGGGTGCTTCCCATTCAGATTGTTGAGTCATAATACCTCCCAGTTGTCACAGTATAGATCAGATGTATTGTGGTTCTTAGTATAACCTATACCAAACCACTTCTTAGGTGCAATGATTCTCTTATCAGGATTACGTGATAGGTAAGATCCCCACCAAGAGAATGATGAATTTGCAATGATAAAATCAGAACACATAGTCATCATACACAAGTCTGCAAGATTGTCACCACCTTCTGATACAAGGAACCTGTCGTCAGGGAACTCAGTGCTACACCATTGAGGATCATCAGAAAAAATAACCACTGTACGATTGTTATCAAACTTTGACAATGCAGCGTCATAATACTCTTTGGGGCAAGGTGGATGGTTATCACAGTTCTGTATATAGTCACCTCTACGAACATGTAATGCGATAGGATTCTCTAGAGTATCCATCATCTCTTTACATGGTAAATGTATATCATTTTTGAATTCAAAATCTTCTCTTATTTCTTCTTCTATATGCTCGAAATATTTTGTGCTCTGTAAATATGCATAGACATTGTGTCCATCAGGCATATTATCAAATAGGTTTTGATCAAAA